CATCCTGCTCCCACAGATCCTTGAATTGGGATGCGCTCATCCCTGAGACGCGGGCAAAGTCTTCCAGCGCGTCACCGCCTGTTGCGGCGGCAACCTCCATTTTGATGAGAGCCTTACTGAAAGCGGAGCCGCCCATCTGGCTTTCGATGCCGACAGAGGACAGGGCAGCGGCAAAGCCAAGGATCTGTGCTTCCGAAAGTCCGACCTGCCTGCCTGCGCCAGCCAGGCGCAGAGACATGGACATGATCTCCGATTCGGTGGTGGCGTAGTTGTTGCCCAGATCGACCAGGGTGGAGCCAAGGTTCTGGAACTCGTTCTGGCTCATGCCCATGATATTGGCAAACCGGGCCGCTTCACTGGCGGCATCCGCAGCTACCAGGTTCGTGCTGTTGCCCAGGTCGATCATGGTGCGGGTAAACTCAGCCAGGTGCTCATTCTCAATGCCCAGCTGGCCTGCAATGAACATGACCTCCGCGATCTCTTCCGCAGACGCAGCAACCTCAGTGCTCATTTTCGTCACAGAATCGGACAGGGCGTTGTATTCCTCTTCCGTAGCATCCACGGTCTTACGGACGTTGGCAAAGGCGTATTCATAATCGACGGACGCCTTAATGGCGGCGGTGCCAAGTGCCGTGATAGGAGCCGTGACATGGGTCGTGAGGGATTTTCCGGCCTTGGTCATGGCCTTGGAAATGGTCTCGCACTTCTTGGAGATGGCGGTTAGGGATTCGCCTGCCTGTGTCCAAGCGGACTGCATCCGATACAGTTGTTCCGTCAGCCTGCGGATTTCCGCTTCCGTGTCCTTCACAGCGGCTTTGGCGTTGTTCAGGTCAGTGGTGGCCTTGCTGACAGCATCCGCGCTGTTCTGCATGGTTTTCTGCAGGGCCTTGACCTGGCCTTCCAGTTTGGTGACCTCGGCGGTGGCATCCGCATATTCTTCCTGGTACCGCTCCAGATTCTGTTTGGCGGCAATGGTGGCGGAGTCCGTTTCGCCCAGGGAATCACGGTAATTCTCATAGGCAAAGGTTGCCGCTTCTACCTCAAAGCGCAGGTCTTCCTGCCGGGCCTTCGCCTGCTCCAGCCGCTGGGTATAATCCTGATGGCGGTCGTAGTTTTCCTTCAGCTTATCATTCGCCGCCACCAGCGCCCGGCTGTACTGCTCCACGGCCCGCTGCTGCTGTGTGAGCTTCTGTCCCAGCATGGACAGCTTGGCTTCCGTGCCTGCGATGGTCTTTTCATAGTTCTGTACGCCAGCCCCGGCCAGTCGGAAGGTGGACTCGGCTTCCTTGATCTGCTGGTTGATGGTGCGCATATTGCGCGAGAAATTGCTGGAATCCAGCGACAGCGCGACCACCAATTCGCGCAGGGTTTCAGCCATAAAAGTTCACCTTCTTTTTCTTGTAATATAAGAGGTTCGGAGATATAATGAAAAACACATTCGGCTTTAATCTGGAATGTGTGGAGGTATATGATGAAACGGGAACTTGGAATCGCACGTTGCGGATTGGCATGCTGCTTATGCAGTGAAAACGAGCATTGCCATGGATGCAATTCCGGCGACTGCCCGGGCACCCCTGTTTGTGAAAACAGAAAATGCTCGATCGAAAAGCAGATCGGGCACTGTTTTGAATGTGATTCCGAGTGCACTAAAGGAATGCTTTCCAAGATCAAGCCATATGGATTCACCATATTCGTAAAAAGATACGGGGAAGCAGAACTCTTGGATTGCCTTGAACGCAACGAAAAAGCTGGTGTTGTCTATCACCGAAGTGGAATCATCGGAGATTATGATGACTTTGACGATGTAGAGGAACTCATCCGCTTCATTCAAACAGGGAAAAGGTAATCACGCGTTTTACGGCTTCACCCCCGGCCAGACTTCATCAATGAAGCGCTGCCGGGGCTTTTTCTTTTCCTGCTCCCGTGTGGCGTCCCAAGCCCGCAGACGCAGGAAGCCCAGCATGTCCATTTCGTCGATTTCCTTCATTCGCCAGCCGTTCTTCATCAGTTCGTTGTAGGTGGCATAGATGTATTCCGGCAGGGTCAGGCTTCCTGCGGGATCGTCACTTCCGGATTCTCCGCCTCCGCCAGAATCTGTTCCGCTTCCTGCACCGCCGGAATCGTAGGGAAAGTGTCCAGCACCTCCGTGGTCTGGGTCTGGGTGGCCATCAGCGCCAGCGCGATGTCATGCATCAGGCGATCGGCGGGATAGTTGTCGTAGACCTCATCCGGGGTGAACTGGTTGTTGAACAGAATGCAAAACCACTTCACCATGGTGTCCAGCGCGTCCGTGACGGTCAGCTGTTCCTGAGAGACATCCTTGCCCTCAGTCGCGTCCTGGGACAGGCGCACCAGCCTGCCGTACATACGGGAAGCAGGTTCCATTTCCCGCAGCGCTCTGCCGGAGATGAAGTCGACGGTATATTTCTTTTCACCGAGCGTACAGGTAATCATGATCATTCCCTCCAAAACTTCAAAAGTAGCTGCCGCACAGCGTCATGGCCATGCGGCAGCAGGGTTACGGGGATCAACCGCCAGCGGCGGGCGTGACTACAGGCATATAGACGGACTGCAGGAAGGTTTCACCCTTCTCAGCCGTGAAGCCGTTCTCGCCCTCATCGGCCACCGCCTGATAACGGTTGTCGTGAGTGCGCTTGATGGCCGTCCATTCCACATCGCCTGTCTGGCGGGTGATGGTGGTGCCTTCCTTGGTGGCGTAGTTTTCGGTCAGGGGCTTGGCCCGCACCTTGTACAGCCACACATAGCGGAACTTGTGGTTGGACTTTTCGCTCTTGAAGCCCACGGCGAAGTACGGAGGCTTGTCGGTGGAAGAGCGGATCAGGACGCCATTGTCGTCGATCTGGTTGCCGAAGATCTTCTCCTGGATCTGCAGGGGAATATCCGCCATCTTCGTGGTGAAGGTGAGCTCCGGATCGGGATACAGGACGTCGAATTCCACATCATCCGCGTACTGCACATCCGGATCGGCGTTCTCAGGGGCGATGCTGGCTTCAATCGCGCCAGCCACCAGCTGCAGATCGCCATAGGTCAGGGTTTCCTCGGTGTCGACCGTCAGCGGGGCGATCACCATGTTTTTCAGTCCGACGGTAGAAGAAACGGTCGGAGAAGCGGCAGGAGTAGTCGCCATAATCAATTACCTCCAATTCATCTGTTTCTCAGCTCGTCCCGCAGGACGCGCTTGATTTCGGAAAAGGCCTCATCGGCCCGGGTGTCGAAGGCAGGCCGCACAAAAGGATGCGCGGGGGCCGGAGCAGGCCCGCCGTGCCCAAACTCCACAGGGTTGGCGTAATATGCGCCGTTCTCGGAGTGATGGACACCGATGGTGATCTGCTTGCCGCCTCCGCGCTTCTGTTTGACCTTGCCCGTATGGATGGATGAGTGCAGGGCATCCGTGATGATCTTCGGGTCGGTGCTGGCATTGTGGAGCATCTGCTCCTCGATGGGCACAGCGCCAGCCTTCAGGGCACGGTTCACGCCCGGCCCCTGATCCAGCGCGTAGGCCATGTTGACCATGTCGTTCTGGAGATCGTCAAAGCCCCTCAGTTCAATTGCCATAGTCCACATCCTCCCTCCAGCACCATGTCCACTGCACCGTGTACTGCCGGGTGGCCGTGTCGTAGGCGGGCTGGTTGTAGCCTTTGTCGGATTCCTCCACCATGAAGAAACCATAGGCATACATGGCCTGCCGGATCGTATCCGCCATATCGGTCGGGTCGATGTCACTCCACAGGTTCAGGTACACATAGGTGCGGAAGCTGGTCACATGATCGTCATGATGGCTGGCTTCCGTGGTGGTCGTGGAATAGACACAGTACTGCACGGGTGGATTCTGGTTGGGCGAAGTGGCCCGCCAGACGCCTGCGTAAACCGGAATGCCGATATCCTTGAGCGCCGCGTTGACCTGCTTCATCCGCTCACCCCCTTGGCAATGGAAGCCTTCAGGCCCAGATAGGTGCGCTTGAAGCTGTACTCGCCCAGAGTGGAGATGTTCCATTTATCTCCCTGAAAGCGCACCCACATGCCGGGCTTGATGTCCTCCCGGTACCGGATGGTGAAGTTGATGACGGCCTCGGTGTTCATGACATCGGCGCTGCGGTAGTGCTGGTTTCCAGCGTCCGTTACAGCGGCCCATACGCGGCATACCACCACATCCGTCGGTTCCGGATAGCCATTTTCATTGATCTGGTTCTCGGTGTATCCGATCTCGATCATGTGACGCAGGTCTCCGGGATGCGGATCGCTGTCGAAGTTTTTATAACCGCGCACAGGTCATCGCCTCCTCAGAACATCTTTTCCGGATCGCGGTACGGATACAGCAAACTGTCAAAGGCCATCCGGGTTGCCTTATAGGTGGTCATATCCGGGATGTCCCGGTTTTCATAGTAGAAGCTGGTCATGAGGATGACTGCCAGCCGGACGGGTTCCGGTGCTTCCGGCACATTTCCATCCTCGTCGGGTTTCTCAAAGGAAACCCGGCAGTAATCCTCGGCGGCGGTCTGAGCCTGCTTGATCAGGCTTTCGATGTAGTCGTCCTCCTCATCGTGCTGGATGCGCAGATGAGTTTTGACCTCATCGACGGTGACGATCATCAGGGATCACCTGCCTCCTGAGCCATCAGTCCGGCAGTGCGCAGCGCGGCAAGCAGACGGTTGTAATCCTCCCGCAGGCCAGCTACGGTGGTCGCCTCACTGTCATCCAGAAAAGGCAGCGCCGTGACCGGGCTTCCGGCAGGCAGATCGAACAGCCCTTCACCGCCTTCCACGATCGCGCCGGGCAGAAAGGTCAGCTTCCCGCCGATCACCAGTTCATTGCCGCCGTGTGCAAAGTAGTTTTTGGCATTGCTCATGCAGAGCACCTCCAATCAGAGAAGGGAGCCGCACTGATCAGCACGGCTCCCATAATCGGTCAGGATCAGGCACCCTTCACAGCCAGGCACTTCATGGCTTCGGGCAGCACCAGGCGACCATCAACACGCTGGGTAGCGCGGAAGCCGACCTGTCCGGTGACGGCGAAGAGTTCATTCAGGCGCTGGAAGGAACGGCCCTGGCGATCAGCGATCCAGTAGGACTTGAAGTCGCCGAACAGGATCACCTTGTTGCCCGCAGCCACTTCAGGCATATAGGGAGAGGTCACGATCCTGTAGTTCAGGAGCGTATCAGGCTGGCCTTCCTTGAGGCCGGGCTGCCAGAGATACTGGCCCTCGATGCTCTTGAGCTTGCGGATCGCCTTGATGGTGCTGTCGTTCATCAGGAAGACCGCCTTCTTGCGATAAACGCTCTTGATGGAGTGCACCAGGTCAATGACCTCATCTGCAGTGACAGCATTGCCAGCAGTAGTCACGCCGATACCCGCACCGTTGGTGGCATGGAGCAGACCAGTGGGCTTGCCGGAGCCATCACCGGTGATGAAGGCTTCCTCCTCAGCCGCGCCGATGCGGCGGGCGAACTCAGCGGAGATATAGTTTTCGATGTCGAAAACGCTGTCCTGCAGAAGCTCGTCAGACACCTTGATCATGGTGGCCACCTTGTGAGCGCCGATGGAGATCTGACCGAAGACATCGTCGCTCTCAGGGATCGTGCCTTCCTCATCCACCCAGGACGCGGTACCATGGGAAGCCACAATCGGGATCTTCCGGTCGCCGGAGCTGGTCTGAATGACAGTGCACAGGGAACGGAGGACATTTTCCTCCTCAAGACCCTGCACCAGGGTGCGCTCATACTCATCCGGCACGAGATAGCCACCCTCGGAGTCAGTGCCGATCTGCAGGGCGTTCATAACAGCGGGGCTAGCCGCACGGTTGCGGATCATGCCCCAGAAGGCATTCCGGTACTCATCGGAGACACGTCCCTGCTTCTGAGCAGTGGCAGTGGTGGGACGGGATACCAACGGCGCGGCAGTGGGCTGATCCAGCTCACGATCGATCGCAGCCTGGCGCTCCAGACGTTCGATTTCCTTGCCGAGGGCAACCACATCGGCCTCCATCTTTTCATAGGTGGCGTTGTCTTCAGCAGAGACCATGCCGTCTTCACCGCGATGGCTGTCCAGGAAGGCCTTGGTCTGGTTCCACAGGTTAGCGCGCTTTTCACGCAGAGCAAGAATCTGATTCATAGTGTTTTCCTTCATTTCTTCATTTCAAAAGCGACAGCCGTTTCATCAGGTCTGCCGCTTTCACTCGGTTGTCAGGGGTAACGGGTTCAGGGGTAGTTTTCGGATCAGGCGGGTGCGCCGGTTCCGGCTTGGGCAGGGTGGCAATCACCCGGTTCATGAGACAGGCGGCTGCAGCCCGGCGACCAAAAGAAAAACCCGACACGTTGTCGGGCAGATCCAGGTCTCCGGTATAAAGCACCTCGTCGCAGAAGCCAAGCTCCTTGGCCTTCAGGGCGTTCATCCAGGTCTCACCATCCATGAGCTTCGATAGCTCATCCCGGGCGAGACCTGTCTTGATCTGGTACGCGTTGATGATGCTTTCCTTCACCTCGTCCAGCAGCTGGATAGCCTTCCGCATTTCCTCGGTATCACCCATGGCCATGGTGAAGGGATTGTGGATCATCATCATACTGGTCGGACTCATGCACACCCTGGTGCCTGCC